TTCTGGTGAATTATCAGTTACTCAAGAATTAGGAACTTTTAAAGGAAATAGTGCTACAACAACTACAGCAGCTTTTGTTATTAGAGATATAGTTAAATCAACTACTACTGCTCAATTAAATAATATTTATATTTGTATTAAAGCATCACCTATTGGTACAGCTTTAACTAATACAACTTTTTGGAATTTAATTGTAGACGCTGTAAGTGCAGCAGCATCCGCAACCACAGCTACAACAAAAGCTAGTGAAGCAGCAGCATCTGCAACAGCAGCATCTAACTCAGAGACTGCAGCAGAAACAGCAGAAAGTAATGCTGAAACAGCAGAGGCGGCAGCAGAAACAGCACAAGCAGCAGCCGAAGCTGCGTTAGATAGTTTTGACGATAGATATTTAGGAGCTAAAAGTTCTGCTCCATCTACAGACAATGATGGTAATTCTTTATTAACTGGAGCATTGTATTTTAATTCTTCTTCTAATCAAATTTTTTCTTGGACAGGTTCTGCTTGGATTGCAATTAAACCAACTTCATCTGAACAAACAAATATTAATGCTTTATCTGCAAGTGCAGTAGTAGCTGACATGGCAATTCTTGCAACTACCGATGTAGTGGCTGATATGAATGTATTAGCAACTAACGATGTAGTAGCAGACATGAATACTTTAGGTACTTCTGATGTAGTAACCGATATGAATGTGTTGGCAACTTCTGATGTAGTTACAGACATGAATCTTTTAGCAACTTCTGCAAATGTTACTGCAATGGGTTTGCTTGGTACATCAGCTAATGTTACAGCCATGTCTAATGTTTCTGGATCTATAGCCAATGTAAATACAACAGCTAGTAATATTACAGATGTTAATACCTTTGCTGTTAGATATAGAATTGGATCATCTGATCCTACATCCTCTTTAGATGAAGGAGATTTATTTTATAATACATCAACCAATGTAATGAAGTTTTACAATGGTTCTGCTTGGGTAGCTATTTCAGCAGACACCGATGTTAAAGTAGCTGTATCTGCTAATGACACTACACCAAATTTCTTGCTTTCAAAACTTACTGCAGGTACAAACATATCTTTAACTGAAACCAATAATGGCGGCAATGAGACAATAACTATAACCAATACAGGAGAAGATCCTACCGCACTTGCAATCGCTTTGGGGTAATGATATATAAAGGAAAAATATGGCAAACACATTTAAAACAGTAACATTCGCAGCAGAACCAGCATCCGCAGGAACGCCTTATCTTGCTTATACAGTAGCAGGAAGTACCACTACAGTAGTCTTAGGATTAATACTTACCAATCTTCACACATCAGCAGTAACAGTTGAGGTGGAATTAGTCTCAGATACAGGAAATAGAAATGGTGCAAACAATGTTGCAAACGGAACTTCATTCTTAGTAAAAGATGTAACTATCCCAGCAGGGAGTTCTTTAGAACTTTTGTCTGGCGGTAAAGTTGTATTAGAAACAACAGACGCATTAAAAGTAGATTGTTCTGTAGCAGATAAAGTTTCTGGCACACTTTCCATTATGGAAATCACATAGGAGAATTAGATGGCTTATATTGGTTCAAAACCTGCTGACAAACCAGTAGTTGCAAGTGATTTAGATCCAACTATTATAACTGGTCAAACTGCTTTAGCGACTGCTCCTGCAGATACAGATGAATTTTTAATTTCAGATGCAGGTGTTCTTAAAAGATTAGATGCAAGTTTAATTGGTGCTGATGGAATTACAGAAGCTGACCAATGGAGATTAACAACAAGTTTTACTGGAGATGCAACTCCAATAGCATCAAATTTAGCAAGAGTAAATACAGATGGTGGTGGAAAAATAGGAACTGGATTATCACAATCTAGTGGGATATTTACTTTTCCTTCTACTGGAACTTGGCTAATTATATTTCAATGTGCCTCTCAAAGTGAAAGTGGTCAAGCAGATAGTTATCATATAAATTATATAGAAACGACTACTGACAACTCTACTTATAGTCAAGCTGCTTCTGGTTGGGGTTCTGGAGCTGCCACATATCGTAGTGGTGCATCAGCATTTTTTACATTCAATGTATCAAGCACTACAACTCACAAAGTAAGATTTTCAAAATCTAATGGTAATGCTGCCACTTATACTTTAGGAACTGCAGGATTAAATTACACAAGTATGACTTTTATTAGATTAGGAGATTCAACATAATGGATATTAATGGTAGAGCAAAACACATAGAAGATTATCTAGTAAAACTACATACTGGACAATGGTTCGGTTGGAGTGATTCTAAAAATAAAGTGTATGCAAATTTAATTGTATTAGATAATACTAAAAATAAACCAAGTGAAAGCGATTGCACAAGTGGTTTAGAAACTTTACAATCTGATTATGATTCAGCAGAAGCAAACAAAATAGACAACAAGGCTTCTGCAAATACTAAATTAAAAGCATTAGGTTTAACTGATGCGGAAATAGAGGCATTGAAAAACTAATGGCACAACTAAGTACAAAAATAAAACTCTACACAGCAGCAAATGGTGTTGCTTCCGTAGATTTTCAAGACAATGTAAAACTACAAGATAATTCAGATGGCAATGGAGCATTTATTGCTGAATGGAATCTTGATATTGCAGAACCTACTGCTGAACAAATAGCATCATACGAAACTGCTGGTAATACAGAAGAAGCAAATAGTATTGTGCAATCAACTAGAAGAAATGCTTACGGAGATATTGGCGAACAGCTAGATGAGATCTATAAAAATATAGATACTTGGAAAGCAAGAATTAAATCAATCAAGGATGCAAATCCAAAAGGATAATTAATGGCATACATAGGAAAAACACCACTTATAGGAAACTTTCAAGTCTGCGATGCAATCAGCACTGTCAATAATCAGGCAGCTTATACGATGCAAGTAAGTAGTGTAAATGTATCTCCAGAAAGTGCTAACAATATGATTGTTTCACTTAATGGTGTAATACAAAAACCTGTAACAAGTTATACTGTAGCAGGTTCTACGATTACTTTTGCATCTGCTTTGGTTACTGGCGATGTTATAAATTTTATTCAGATACTGGGTTCAGTTTTAGATTTGGGAACACCAAGCGATAGAACAGTTACTTTAGCCAAAATGGCTGCAGGTACAGACGGAAATTTAATTTCATACGATACTTCTGGTAATCCAGTAGCAGTAGCAACAGGTACAGATGGACAAGTATTAACTTCTGCAGGTGCAGGAGCAGTACCAGCTTTTGAAGCTGCTGGTGCTAATACTCCAGCTTTTTTGGCATATGTAAATAGCACTCAATCAATCGCTAACAATACAGCTGTGATTATAACAAATTATGGTGCAGAAGTATTTGATACACATAATGCTTTTGCAAGTAGTACATTTACTGTTCCAAGTGGGGGTGCTGGTAAATATTTTTTTGTTGGTTCAGTTTCTACTAGTGTATCATCAGCAAATACTGCTAACCAATTTAATCTTCAAATTAAAACTGGATCTACCTCATTAGGTTCTGTTACAATTTTAAGACCACCTTATGCTAAACTTCAGTGTTCTGGTATGGCAGATTTGTCGGTAGGTCATACAGTTACAATGCAAATATATCAAGATAGTGGTTCAGCTGTAACTATAGATGGCGACCGTAAAGTTTTTTTTGGTGGATACAAATTAATAACATAGGAGCTTAACATATGGCATTAGTAACATTAAATAATAGGTCTTTAGTAAACGCAGATGTAGGTACAATTGGACAAGTTAAAACTGTTAAAATAAATAGTAACGCAACTGAATCAGGAAGTGGCTCACAGGGAGTTAAAACTAACTCAACAAGTTATGTTGATGTTGGGGGTTTGACTTTAGCAATTACTCCTAGTGCTACATCATCAACAATTTTAGCTATGTATCATGCTCAACATTCAAATACGGATGCTGGTACTGATGTTTCTTGGTCGCAAATAAGAATGTTAAGAGGTTCTACTACTGTAAGCGAAAGCACAAGAGCAGCAGGATATATGAAACTTAACCATGATATGTGGAGTATGAGCATAATAGATTCTCCAAGCACTGTAAGCGAAATTACATACAAAATTCAACTTGCTTCTGGCAGTGCTGATGTTCATTTTTCTTGTCCGCATTTTGTTAATGAATGTTCAATTACTCTAATGGAGATACTTGCATGACAAATACAAATAAATTTATTCAAGCAGTTAAAAATTTACGACCAGGCACAGAGTTTTCTTTAAGAAGTCCAGTAGAAAATGAAACTGGTTACAATTTAGTTTTATGGAATACTGGTGTTGATGATAATAAAAATGCAATTCAATCAACTACCTGTCCACATGAAGAATTAAATTGGATAGCAGTAAAACAAGAAATGGATAATTTATAATGGCATATATAGGCAAACAGAAACTTTTAGATTTAGGTTTAACTGAAGAAGAAGTTAAAGTATTAATAAATGCCTAAACAATCTTCAACGGAAGTAAAATTAGAGTTTATTTGTAGAGAGATAAAAGAATTAAAAGACGAAACTAAATCACTAAGAGCAGATCTTAATAAAGGCAAAGGCGGTTTAATAGCTCTTCTTTTTCTTGGTAGCCTTGTTACATCTATTTATCAATACTTTAAATAAAAATAATGAATTTTATTCTTATTTTTACTATGTGTAGTTTAGCATATAATGAATGTACACCTTCATGGGAAGAACAAGATCAAATAAAATTTGTTAATTATTCAGATTGTCAAATATATGGCAATAGACTTTCTATTGGAATTTTAGAAGAGTTAGGCAAAGATGTAGATCGTGCTAAAATTAGAATACATTTTAAATGCGAAGAATTAAAACAAAGAATAAAATTGTAAATTTAGTATTATCCACATCTAGTACATAATCTTTACACATACACCATATATAGTTATACAACTTATAGTGTTATGGGTATTAATAAAAAACAAAATAAGGGTGTTATATCAGAGCTAGTTGCTCTTACTTACCTTGCCAAACTTCCTGATACATTAGTGTTTCATGTTATGGGTGGTGTTGGTCCTATAGACATAGTTACTTATAATGTTAAAACAAAAGAGTATATTAACTATGATGTAAAGACTGCTTCTTATAGAAAAAGCAAGTGTTATCACAATAAATCAGGAGATAGAATTAATAGATCTCCTAGCAAGAAACAGAAAGACTTAAAGGTAAAAATATTATATGTCTACGAGGATGGAAGAGTACAATGAAATTATCAGCTAACTTTAACCTATCGGAACTTACTAAGTCGCAAACTGCGGAACGCAAGGGAATACCTAACAACCCTTCCCCAGGTCATATTGATAATTTAAAAAAACTTTGTATGAATGTATTGCAACCTATTCGTTCTGAATTTGACAAACCTGTTATTGTTTCATCAGGCTATCGGTCTCAAGAATTGTGTGTTGCTATAGGATCAAAAATTACTAGCCAACATGCTGAAGGAAAAGCTACAGACCTAGAGATACCTTCTATTGACAATAAAGAATTAGCTTGGTGGATCAGAAATAATTTAGAAGTAGATCAGCTTATCTTAGAATTTTATAAAGAGGGAGAGCCTAACTCTGGTTGGATTCATGTGTCTTATAATGAAGAGAACAATAGAAACCAATATCTTATTGCTTCCAGAAATGAAGATGGTAAAACCATGTACAAACCTTGGTAATAAAATGATACATTTATTAAAATTATTTAACAATCCTCTAGTCAAGATGGGAGTAGATAAAGTATCATCTCATTTTAAACACAAAGCAGAAAAAGTAAAAGTTATCAGAGCTGCTGAAATAGAAGCTGCAAAAGATGTAGATATAACTAGAATTAAAAGTCAAAACAATACGATCAAAGATGAGGTATTAATGTTCTGGTTGATTGGTATGCTTACGACTGGTTGGTTTCCACAAACAAGAGATAACTTTAGGGAGTGGGTTTCCATCATAAATGACCTACCTGATAGTGTATGGTATCTTGTAATTATTGTGTTTACAGCAAGTTTTGGCTCTAAAGTTTCTGATAAGCTAATGAATAGAAAAAAAAAATAATGTCAAAAGATATTTACAAATCCTTCAGTTCACAGTATTCAAAGAAAGTAAGTTTATTATCACAACAAGGATTAACTAATGGCAAGAAAAAATATTCACGGAGTAGAAAAGCT